GCCAGTACTCCATTATTACTTAATGCGGTCAAACCACTTGTAAAGCAAATCGTTAAAAAACTGACAAAGAAAAAAGATAAGGTAGAATAGTTATAGCAACCAGACCTGATAAAGAGTGGGTTAAGTTCCACCTCCTCACTGTCAGAGCGTCAGTTGCTTTTTAATTGGTGTGTATGCGGTATAACTTGTCCTTTTTTTGCACTTACTACTACGTCTTTACATAAATCTGCATAAGGACTATCTGGCTTGAAAGATATACCAGCGATCATCAGTTCTCCACAATTTTTCAAACGTGCTAATTCGTAATTTAATCGTTGCTTTGATAATTCCATTCTTTGCAATTGTATCTGTGTATTAGCAGCACTCAAACAAGAATCTTGAAATCTTTTATCTAATGGAATATTAAAAGTAAGGGCAAATCCAAAGTTAAGACCTAGAGAGTCTTTATTACCACTGTAATTTTCCTGATAATAAAGAATATCTCCTGGGTTATCTGGCACTCCATCATCATCTGCGTCTGTAGTATCGTAAACAGGAGTGTTGTATATATAATCGAATGGTCTTTTTTGATTAATGGATGTGGTCACGAAAGGACTGAGACTCATTTGTGGGCCTGAACATTTGATCCCATTACCATAAAAATTTTCTACCATCGGACCACCCAAAACCTGCGTGGCAAAGTTTGATACACTTCCTGATGCAGAGGCACTGGGAGCTGCTGTATTACTCGTGTTTGCCAGTACTGGATTACCTAGCAAACTTATTGCGAGAAGATAGTTGTGGTATCTGTTACGCTTGTACTTTGGATCGTGCGAGTTATATCGATTACGGATTCTAGTCCAGCAGGTCTGTACACTTCTGTAAATTGAAAGGCATCTCCCTGATTTGTCTGAGTCCAGTTTGGTTTTTGCTGTAAATCTAAATTTGTCCATGTATAGGTCGTACCGTTTACAGCTTCATTAGTGGTTGTAACAGGAGGTGAAATAGACGATCCATCATGCTCAATTCCTGATCCCGTGACTGAGTATAAAAATCCAGAATTATATTCTGATGTTCGTATAGTCTCTGTAATATTTGTGGTAGTTTCTGTTCGGCTGGTACTTGAACCCTGCGTGAAATTTGGAATAACTGGCACAGCGTAACAAGGAAAAGAAAAAATAAAGCCAAAAAGAAAAAGCCTCCTCATTCAATTTTTAAATCAACAACAAATTGTCCTGTAAGTACGATACCTGTTCCTGTACCTGGTGTCAGCGTTAATGTATGATTATCAATTCCAACTGCTGCTGTTCCTACACTACCAGCACTTGTAGAGGTTAAGTCACTGAAGTTTGGAACTGTGCCTACTGTTACTGCACTACCTGGTGTGGCATCTCCTTCAACGTAGGATTGTGTGAAACTGAAGGCTTCTCCTGCTTGAGTCTGAGTAGCAGATGGAAATGTTACTGATGGAACTCCGTTTGTGGTAGAACCAAATCCACCTACTGTGGCTGCGGAATTTGAATCTACTGTGGTGACGTTATTACCGCTAATACTGTATGAGGATCCTATCTTGTCTGCGGTTGAAGCTGCCGAAAGGGATTCAAATTTTACGCTTGAAGAAATACTGTGCGTAATGTCGGCCAACACTGCTGCTGGACTACTGATAATAAATAGAAACGGAATTAGTTTTTTCATTTTTTGTCATCCTTTTTATCTACGACTTCCGCACCAAGTATCTTGATCGGAGTTTCTATTCTAATGGTTTGAAACCCACCCGATTGTGTAGCTAATAACTGTTCTACTTCTTTTTTATTTAATGGCTTCTCATCAGGTTTATATGTTCCATCACCACGTTTCTTAGCACCTTCTAAACCAAATGATGCCAATGCTCCCGTCAGCAAACTTGCAGGAAAAGTTATATCTTTTGGCTCGTTACTATAACCTGGGATCGTTATGTAATTAAGC